AGTAGCTAAACTCTTAACATTGTAAGCACATTACTGTGTAAGTGAAAAAGGAACCCTGTTAGGTAGCACAAAGCTTTGGTACAAGGAAAACCAGAGTGTTAAGACAATGCTGAAGCGGCATCCAATCTTAAAATTCTTATAACAAAAAATATAAATTACTTGAAAATTTAAGACCAGGCTTAACTAAAGGACAAACATCACCCAAAATCCTCTATTTTTGTTCAGATAAGTTACTCTTTCAAAGAATAACAAATCTGAGTGATGTAGGTTCAAGATAACCAAAAATAGGCTACAACGGTAGCATAAATTCAGTACACTGGCATTATGTGTGGAGCGAATAATTTTAACACAATTAAATAAATTATCCTCGTTTAATAAAGCACGATCATATTGTTGCTTTATCTTACTTTCGACTCGATGAACGCGTGCCTAACCCTAAGGCTTCGGATACACGCAAAATAGTAGAAGCTGTTAAATCAGGTTCTCTATTGTTATTTTCATTTTCTTTAACTTCATCAAAATCGGAATCCACATGCGAAATTTGAGACTGTCGCAATAAATATTCAATACGACTCAATCGCGATTCCAAGGGATCTGACAATTGAGATGCGATAGCACTCACAGAAATTCCACTGGGTATTTGAGTAACACTCAAATAAGCAGCAGTAAAAGTGGCCAACGTAAAAGTGGGTAAAGAGACTATACCTCCAGTAATACTAGAAGTAACATCTACAAAAGCCCAACAAGTTAAACGAGTAGACCCAGTATTCACACCAGCAGGTGCGGATCGTACTAAGGTAGTACCCGTACTAGCAGCGAAACTGGCTGTAGCAACTAAAGTAGTACCAGTAGCATTATAAGCTACTATATAACGACCAGCTGTTGGAATAGTAAAAGTTAGGGTAGACGCAAAAGTTAGGCTCAAAGTATTTGAAGCACTAGCAGTTTGTGTAGTTCCCATTTGACGAGTGGCATCAATTGTGCCAGCTGCATCATAAAAAGCAGAAACAATATCCTGCCCCAACGGAGTAGATTGCTTACGACGAATCATAGTCCAAGAATGTTCCACCCACAGTTCACCAACAGGTGAAGCTGCTTGTGTACCATTGGAAGCAACCTGAAAATTTCCCATGTCATAGAATTTGCTCTGTCCAGTGACAGGAGCTGCAACATTATTGCTGGAAAAGACAAAATATTGATTCAAAGATAAATCGTTACCCTTTGAACGATTACGACCTCGTGTTTTGTGTGCAACACTAACGTCGTGACAAAAATGACCAGCAAAAGGAGGACCTGAAACAGAAGCTTCATAGTTTTCCATCTGATCAATATTAGAAAAAGAGGAATCGTCAGGATCCATATTGGTGGCATACGCTATAATACCAGCAGTGAGTGTACTGCCAGAGGCCATATACTCTTCACCACGATACCAAAAACGGAGACGATGACAAACGTACTCTTCATAAGTACTTGCAATTTTAGAAAAAACAGGAAATAAGAGGTTATTTCCAGGATTCAAATAAAACTGTTTAACAATAGCAAAAGCGGTTCCGGCAGTAACTAAATCACAAACTTTTTCAAACCGAGGTTTAAAAAAGTCGCGAACAGTATTAGAATTTTTCCAAACCATACCAACATTCACACCATCATTAACAGCAGACATAACACGTGGGACACTAACATTGGGTGACCGACGTTCAACAAATTTCTTCTTCGCTTTCTTAGGTTTTTTAGGACCTTTAGGACGAACAGGATTTATTTTGACTTTGACCTTGACGGTCTTAGTCTTTTTATTTTTATTTTTGGGATGTTGTCCCGACATTTTAAAAGAGAGAAGATATAAAACAAGAATAAGATAATTTTATTTACATTAAAACTAATAACGCAGTTAAAAACTACGTTAATTTGTAGTGGTGACACATTAATTTAAGCTACAAACTTATTCTTCAAAGATCCAATTGCACAATTGTACAAAAGAATCACAAATTGCATGGTTAGTTCCGGATTCTAAACCATATATCAAAAACTGGATTTCAGAATCTTGCAAGTGCATACATCGCAAAGAATTGAAAGGTAATTTGTCATCCAACGAGACTTCATTACGCATATCCGGTTCAAAATTATCCCAGACGTAACATATGTAATTTTCCAATTCCATACGACGATCAGGGAAACAATAACACATCACACGCAAAGCATAGAGTTTTGCTAGGGTGAGACGCCACGAATTACTTTTACGGTTAAAAAATAAATTGGCAAACATTTTATCAAAATTGGGTTTAAAGGAATACATACCTTGCACCGCATTATATGAAAAACCAAAATTTAAAAACTTTGCCTGAGCTAGGGTTGTGGGGGGTGGAGCTTCATACTCCATCTGAAAACCTAAAGTTTTAGAATTTTCTATTAAAGGATCCCACAATGGATCATCTTCCATTATAGTGTCATCTCCCATAGCCTTAACTGGCAAATCATCGTACCATGCCAAAACCTGTTCCAACGAATCTGTTTGACAGCAAAGATTATATAATAAAACAAATATAACCATAAAAGTATTGTCAGTTAAAGTATTCAAACAACCAGAGGGATTACCTCCAATTTTCATACCCAACCAACCAAACACGTCTAAAACCAAAGAATAAATTTTATTATTTTTAAACCAAGTTTTAGCGTCAACATTTCCTATTATGGCTGCATTTCGCCATGAATAAAGAAATTCAAATAACCAAGGTGATATACTAGCTTCCATAGCTGAGATGTCAAAACACAGAACACGACCACTACTATTCTTACGACGAGTAAGTAAAGTAGCTAGATCATGCCATCCACCATGAAAAATAGATAAGCCAACCGCAGACCAATGATTAGAACTACTAATATCTAGCAGTTTATCATTTTGGTCACCATATAACATTAAAGCAACAATGTAACACAAAGTGTCACAACACATAAAAGTACGCTGTTTGCGTTTTTCTTTTACGTCATTAAACAATTTTTCCAAAGTTCTAATTTCAACTTTAGGAGAAGATTGCCAGATAGTTTCTACATTTTCTCCAGCAAACACCCTTTCTACTTTTTTGCGTAGTTCAGGTAAATGTTTTTC